CCATGTGGCTACTCCTTCTTGGCTTCTTTCTTGGCTTCTTTCTTGCCCTTGTCTTTCTGCGAGATGATCGTCAGAACCACCGGCGTCAGTTCGGGTTGATTGCGGAGTCCCTTTAGTATAATGGTTTCCTGTTCGCTCAGAATCACACCTTTTTTGCTGTCGTCGATCAGCTTATGTAAATACTTATCGCCTCGCTTGATGAGTTCTTCCCGAATTTCGTTGGTCGTGAAGTCAAGATTTTGCATCATAATAACAAGGTAGCTATACCGGATGTTTTGTTTGTTTTCATAGATCGCTCGTCTGCAAGTTTCAAAACTGATACTGTCGGTAGGTCCTAACCTCTTATTCATCGCTCGTGCAAAATCTGTCACATCCTCGAAGCCAAGCGTCTCCATTTTCTTTCACAAAATGTTTTGTCCTAATTTCTTTTTATCCTTTTTCATTTGCCAACCCTCCTTCTTTCCGTTGTAAGGTTTTTCCATATACCGAACTAGTGTTTATCCTTGTTGCTTTTGGGTGACATGATGTCGTCACTTAGTATAGGTAGATTATATCAGAAACATTTGGATTGTCAAGTGTTATTTGAGGACAAGTGTATCTAATCGCGGTCGCATGAACACTGTTGCATATTATTCATGCTCAATTGTGTTTTTTCCTTGACTTGTTTCATCCTGCGGTGATATTGTTTATCATGTTGTGTAATTCACTGCATTCTATCAGCACAATCAGGGAGAAAAAGGAGGTGATGTAGCAATGCCGGAACAGTTGCGTCCGTTAGCCGAAGTAGCAAGTTTACTCGGTATTACGGAGAACAAGGCAAGGCAGTTGTGTCAGCGGGGGGCCAAGCATGGTGGGCTTGACGCCGGTAAGATTGATCGCAGGTGGTACGTTTCTGATGATGAAATTGAGAGATACCAGGAGTTCATCAAACGACGGGGATAAGGGGGTAACAAACAATGGAAAAGACAATAGAAAGAAGAGATGAGGACGGCGACATAATCGAAATCGTTTATTGCAGAGCAACGAAGTGCAGGAATCACATAGGTAGAGGCAAGTGTAGTGTAGTTCACACCCTCAACAGCGATGATAAGATCAGCGTCAATTCAGCAGGCGTCTGCGAAAACTACTTCCCTAAGTAATTTTTTTTTGGCTTTTTTCGCTTGTCATCTATTCAGGTGACAGGCTAAATATCCGAAAGGACTACGGGAATGTGGCAAGATGCAACCTAGTTGCGTGTATCATCACGCATAGCATGTTACAGAAAGGAGGAAATAAGGATTGGACATCAAGGAACGACAGCATTTTCTTGGAGGGAGCGACATCGCATCTGTGTTCAACGTCGGATACGGATGCGCTCGTCGGCTCTGGTACGAAAAGACGGGCGTTGAGCCTGATTACCCCAAGGACACCTTCCATCTCAGACGGGGCAATATCCTTGAGCCTGTCGCGGCTATGCTCTATGCACAGGAAACGGGGCAGAAGGTCAGAAAAAGAAATCTCAGACTTGTTGACGAGGAACGCCCTTACCTGACGGCCTTGCTAGACAGAGAGGTGGTCAAAGACGAGAGAGGGCCGGGAGTCCTAGAAATCAAGTGTCCTGGTCTGCGTGGCTATCTCGACGTTAAGCGAAAAGGCGCGATGGAGGATTACGTTTTACAGTTGCAGATGTATATGTGGCTTCGCAAAGCTAACTTCGGAGCTTTCTGTTTCTTCTCTGCGGAACTCGCTGAAATCTTTCACTTTGAGGTTCTTCCCGACAAAGAGCTAATGGCAAAAGTTCTCGAAGGTGCCGCCGCTTTCTGGCAGTTGGTTCAGAACCATACCGCCCCTGACAAACTCGATAAGAAGGATAAGCGGTGCATGAAGTGTACCCACGGGACGACCTGTCAGGGTATTACGAACGAAGAGTACCTTGCCTTTGCCAATACGGATACCGGTGTTGAACTGGTTCTCGATGAGGAACTGGAAAAGTACACCAATGAGTATTGGGATATCAAGGCGGTCAAGGATGAGGCCGATGAAATGATGGACAGCGTGAAGGAAAAGATCAAGATGCGGATGGAAGCCATCGGGCATCAGAAGGTTCAGTGCGGTGGAAGCAAGGTGTATTTTTCGGATGTGGTGAGCAATCGGTGGGATACGCGGAAGCTCGCGGTTGTTCATCCTGAGTTGGTGGCAGAGTTCAAGAAGCCGTCAACGTCGAAGAGATTGGCTCTGTATAGGGCAAGATAAAACAAGGAGGAACATCAGCATGGCAGAGCAGAGTACGGCATTACAGGTAAGAGCAAAGTCATTAAACACACTGCTTGAGAAGTACAAACCGCAGATCGCAAGGGCATTACCCAAGAGCTTCGACCCCGATCAGTTCGTAAGGATTGCTTTCACGGCCACGCAGAAGAACCCGAAACTCTATGAGTGCGAACCCAAGAGTTTTCTCCGGTCAGTCATTCAGTCGGCTCAGTTGGGCCTTGACATTGACAATGGCCGTGGGCTTGCGTTCATCGTGCCTTTCTGGAACAGCAGGGCGAAACGTCTTGATGCTCAGTTTATCCCTGGATACAAGGGCTTGATTGAACTCGCCTATCGGAGTCCAAAGGTCGTTGATGTCAATGTCGGCATCGTCTATGACAAAGAACTGGAACAGGCACAGGCGGCATACAAGAAGGGCGAGTGTCACATCAGCGGTAGACCTTCCGAACGAGGCACAAACATGGTGGCCGCGTATACCATCGTCAGGCTTGTCGGCGGCGGTATCGTCAAGATGTGGATGTGGGATGAAGAGATTTTGGAAATCAGGGAGAAATCTTCATCCTATCAGGCGTACAAAGCCAAGAAGATTTACTCCTGTATATGGGTAGATGACCCCAAATGGATGTGGATTAAATGTCCCATCCGGCAGATTTCCAAACTCATACCATCGGCAACAGACCTTCAGAGGGTTGTTGAGAATGAAGAGAAATCAGAGGCCATCGGTGCGCCCGTCAAGGAGTTCTTCTTCGATGACGAAGATGTTCAGGAACACGCAGAGTACGTGCTTACCGAAGAAGCTCAGACAGCGACAGACGTTAAAACGTATGAGCTAAAATCGAAGCTCGGAAGCCTCAAAAAAGATGAGAAAAAGGACACCCAAGTTGGTTGCGCCACCACCGATGAGGGTGCAAAGGAAGGAGGGAAGTTGGTATGACGAAAGAACAAATAGAAAAGGCCATTGAGTTGAGGGATGAAATCAGTAATCTCAGGGGAGAAATGGGTATTCTTGATCGTATTGTCAATGAGATGGCGAATGAATATCGGGATAACCTGCAACTGGGATATGGTGAGTACGAGGATTTGCTCATGGTTAATATCCCTGAGAATCTCATGGATGAGATTGTTGGTCAAATTCATACTCTATTTGAAGCAAAACTCGCCGCCCTCGAAGCCGAATTTGCGGCACTGTAAGGAGGAAGTGAATGGTCAATAAGTGCATTTTCATTGGAAGGGTCGGAAGAGACCCTGAGAGCAGGGTCACGGCAGACGGTACGGCGGTAGTGTCCTTCAGCCTTGCCGTATCCGAATCATGGAAAGGCAAGGACGGCACCAAGCAGGAACGCACAGAATGGGTTAATTGCACAGCATGGCGCAAACTCGCCGAGATCGTCGGCCAGTACGTTCACAAGGGTTCTCTCATCTATGTCGAAGGCAAGATGCAGAGCCGCGAGTATGAAGGCAAAGATGGCACCACAAAAAAGGTCACGGAAATTGTCCTCAACGACATGAAGATGCTCGGCGGCAAAAGCGAAGGAGGTTCCAAGCCGGCAAGCTCTCAGAATCATGCACCAGCACAGGACGATACGTTCGTACCTGAAGATGACGATGTGCCTTTATAGGCAAAGGAGAACAACATGGATAACGAAACAAAGAAACCCGAATTTGCAACGATGGACATTTACCTGTCGGCCTACCTCACGATGGTCAAGGGTCTGGATTACCGGCTCAAGGCTTCCGACAGGGGCAAGGTGATGTTCCTGTTCGATCTGGACAAGACAACGGCCTTCGATTGCATCGATGAGTTCAACAACAGGACGACGACCGTTTCGCTCTCGGCATACGTCCACGAGGTTAAGCACCTCAGAGGCAAGATGAACGACTACCGGAACCCGATCAACTACTGAAGGCGGGGGTGAGAGATGGATATTGTAACAGTCAAAAGCATCCATGCCACGGGCCTGAACGAAACCGATACAATCATCGGGAAACTCAAGGTTGAAACTTTTACCATCATTTTCGATGACCACGGGGCGGAGAAGGTGGCCGTTGTTGCCTGTAAGCCGGAGTTCAAAGAGACGGTGGAGAAAGCCTTATTGCACAGGCTGATGCCGTTGAAGTTCAAAGAGGAAGAGAAAACAGGGGTAGAACTCGAAGCGAAAGAAGAAGGAGGTGAGTGATGGCTGAGAGGACTTGCTGTAGGACTTGCACAAAACTAAATAACTGCAAGAAGGTATGTGGCATCTTGGTCGATTGTACCATTTGTCAAAGCTGTGTGTTTTGTGTCGACTACGATGAAACTCCGTCCCCGGCTCTGTTTGAAACCAGGATTATCGCGGTATGAGCCTCGAAGTGAAAGACCTGAGTGAGAACGAACGTGACTTCTTTGAGGAACGCGCCGCGATCATGGAGGAAGGGAACAAGGGCATGACCAGAAGAGAGGCAGAGCGTAGGGCTTTGCTCGAAGTAGAGAAGAAGAGAAAACTATTTTAAGGAGGAACCATTAATGTATAACCGCTACGAAGAAGTAGATTCATCCGTCATCAGCGCATTGTCAGCCATCAGGAGAAAATCTTTCCCTGAACTGGTCAATGCCAAGATCAAACCCCTTTATGACCTGAAGAAACGGGTATCCGGTGGGCTTATCGTTCTCGCCCGTATCATGACCCCGAATGAGCTTATCAAACACTTTACCGCCAACGAACAGAAGGGTATCGACGATGGGTACGACTACATCATCATCATCGATAAGGTGGTGTGGCAGTCTACCGGAGATACAGACAGGGAACGGCTTCTGCGCCATGAACTCCGGCATACGTTTGTGGACATTGAGGCCGACAATCCCTACAGGCTCCTTGATCATGACGTAAGCGATTTCTATGAAGAGATGGAGCTAAACCGCGATGACCCGCGCTGGAAAGAAAGGGTGATGTCCTTGGCTGAAACCATCTACGAGCAGATGAAGGACGAGGCCAAGAGCAGAGGAAGAGGAAGGAAGGCACCTGCCCATGCAGGGCCGACCCCGATTGAAACGTATGCCGAAGAACGGGCGACAGGAAAGGAGGGATAAGAGATGGGAAGACTATTGCTCCCGCTGGTTGGTTTAGCAACAATCCCAATAGGCGTTATCTGGTCAGGATACGTCTTAAGTGTTCTTTGGAGGTGGTTCGTGGTTCCTTGGTTTGGGCTTGCGCCATTGTCTGTTGTTCAGGCGATAGGGCTTGCGCTGGTCATCGGATTTCTTACCCACCAGCACATAAAAAATGATTATGAGGACTCCACAACGGAGTTGATATATCAGATAGCGATGGCAATCTTTCGGCCCGCATTCGCGTTATTTTTTGGCTGGATAGTCAAGTCATTCATCTAAAAGGAGGAACATACAAATGAAAATCAACAAGATTACAGGCAGTAATGTTCTCATTCTCAAGGAAGTGGAACTCGAACCTAACAGCAAGCTCAACGTGTTCGCCGGAAAAAACAAATCGGGGAAGACTTCCCTCATCAAGATGGTTGAGGCCGGACTTCTCGGAACTACAGACCCCAACATTATCAGGGTCGGCGCGGACAAGGCCGAAATAATGATAGACATGGACGGCATCAAAGTTCAGAGGGTCATCACTCCGAAAGGACAGCGGGTCAAGGTCACAAACGACGAAGGCGACATCAAGGCGAACCCTCAGAAGTTCCTCAATAGCCTTCTAGGGAATTTCAGCTTCGACCCCCTAGCCTTCATCCTCATGAGCAAGCCGGAGCGCAGGAAGTACCTCATGGAGCTTTTCAACCCTAAGGTTAAGGAAGAGTATCTGACGGATGTGATCGAACCGGAACTGATGGACAGGATACGCCCGAACTTTGACAAGGTGGACGGGCTTACCATCTTGAAGAACCTGGAAGACCTCTACTATTCCAAGCGCACCGACATCAACAAGCAGTTGAAGCAGAAGGAAGGAGCCTATCAGGAAGCAATACCTTTGGGGTACAAGCCCAACGAAGCCTTCAACGACAATGTCGTGATGAACCTGACCATCCAGCTTCAGAACATCGAGAAGATACGGGCTGATGCCAAGAATATCGAAGTTCAGAACGAGAACGCCGAGAAAGCAAGGGCGCGGATTGAGTGCAAGATTGCAGAGTTCAACGGCATACTGGCCGAAGTCAACGAAGCCGAAATCAAGATGATTCCCTCCTACGAGACAACCATTGCCAACTATGAGGCCGAGATCAAGGCGATGCAGGATTCTCTTGCCGAGATACGCACACACTATGAGGTTGCGCTACAGCATTTGAGTGTGAAAGACGATGCTCTGAAGGCCATCGAAGATCAGAAAGTGGCCCTCAACGATTTCCCTCTGGCTGAAGTGCCTGATGTTTCCGGTATCGATGTAGAGATGCTTCGGCTCGATGCCGCTATCCTCGAAGCCAAGCAGAAACAGGCTCTCAAGGAGAAGTACGACAAGGCGCAGGAGATAGGCAAGGAGGTCGAAGCCCTCGACAAGCAGAGCAAGAGCCTGACCGCCATCATCGACAAGCTCAGAAAGGATATTCCCGCGCAGATCGTCAAGGATGCACAGATACCGATACCCGACCTCAGAATCGACGGGGATACCATCTACATCGGGGAAAAGAGCCTCGACAACATGAGTACGTCAGAACAAATCACCGTGGCCCTTCAGATGGTCAGAGAGTTGAACAAGGATGCGAAACTGAAGGTCTTGTTTCTGGATAGAGCAGAAAGCCTCGACGACGAGACGTTTGAAGAGTTCAGGAAGCAGATCGAGGGGGATGAGTTCTGCTATTTCCTGACGATGGTTTACGGCGGGAAAGTAAAAGAGAACGGCGACCCTGAAATCACAGACATCATTCCCGAAGGTGCCTTGTGGGTGAAGGATGGGACATTGGGTGAGGTGGCAAGATGACGCTCGTGATAGTGACGGTAAGCATCGCAACGGGTTGCTACATGCTCTGGTCGGTAATCGACTACGCCAATGTCTCGCGGGAATACAAACGCGAAATGGACAAGATGGCAAGGAGGGTGACGGCATGACCTATCACTTCACGCATCTCAGAAAAGGTTTAACGGAGCCTTCCTTTGCCAACATCAAGGCCGACAGTGTGTGGGAAGCAGACAAGAAGTTCAAGGCTCTCTATCCGTACAGCATCATCAAAGCGATACGAGTCAGAAGGGGGAAAGCGTGAGCATCTACATCGGTATCGACCCCGGCATAAGCCCGTCCCTTTCGGCTCTTGACGACAAAGGCTCCCTCCTTTGGATGAAGGATATCCCCGCTATCGAAACTGGCAAGGGCAAGGCAAAGAAGAACGAGATGAACGGAGGGGCCATCCGTGAGTCTCTTATCGGTGCAGACCATGTGTTCATCGAAAAGGCTCAGACCATGCCCGACCAAGGGATAGCATCGACGGGCAAGTACATGAAGGGGGCGGGAATCATCGAAGGTATCTGCATCGGCCTTGGTATCCCGTATGACCTTATTTCTCCGGTGACGTGGAAGAAAGCCATGATGCCGGGGATGCAGAAAGGAAAGGAAGCCTCGTTGCTCAGGGTTCAGCAATTGTATCCTGGTGCCGTCAAACTGAAGAAGGACAACCATAAGGCCGAAGCGTTGTTGATTTGCCTGTATGGACTCAATTTCAGATTACTCAGGAGGTGAACGATGATGCCGTGGTTCCCTGAAATCATGGGTGGTTCGTTTCTTGTTCTGGTTGTGCTGGTGGCTCTGATGGCGATGAGGCTCAAATAAAAAGGAGGTGAACAGTGTCGGAAGAATTAACGGTTATCGAAAGAAACAATCTTGTGGAACTGGAACAGACGATTCAGAAAAACCTTACCGCTTTCTATGAGGTCGGCTTCGCCCTGATGCAGATTCGGGACAACAGGCTCTACAGGGAGATTTACGGGACGTTCGAGGAATACTGCAAGAGCAAGTGGGATATCAGCAGACCACGGGCATATGAACTTATGAAGGCGGCAGAGGTCAAAGACAATTTGTCTGCCACGGCAGACATTCCCGAACGTCATCTTCGTCCTCTCACCCGCATCAAAGACCCTGCCGAACAGCGCGAAGTCTACCAGAGGGCCGTTGAGACTGCACCGGACGGGAAGGTAACGGCGAAGCATGTTGAGGAAACCATCAAGGAGGTGAAGAAAGGCAAGGAGCCGGAGAAACATGGCTACAGATATACAGAAACCCACGTCGTTACTCAGGCCATGATTTTTGCTGAAATGGCTATCAGTCAGCTTGAAAGAATAAGGCAAGACGACCCTGAACGGCAAGACGCACTCGACAGTGTAGTGCGATGGGTCGAAAATCACAAATAAGGAGAAAATCATGAAAAAGATTATGCAGACCAAGGATTACACAATGTTTAAGCCGTCCAGCTTCAATCGCGATGTCGTGAAAACAAAGGCACTGGAAGCCTCCTTTAGGGAACACGGATGGATTGACGCATACCCCCTGCACGTTTGTCAGAACGGTGGCAGACAGTATGTTATTAAAGCAGGCAACCATAGGTTCTACGTTGCTCAGAAGCTCGGTATCCCCATCAAATATGTTGTGAGCAACGACAGGGCCACAATCCACGAACTAGAGGGTGCCACCGAACCGTGGGATTTGCAAGATTATCTCGTTTCGTATTGTCGTGAGGGACGAAAAGATTATATTAGTGTCAAAAAATATTGCAACGAAACGGGAATATCAACAGCGGCAGTCGTTTCAATGCTCGGAGGCCACGGGGCATCATCGAATACTTTATCGGGGCCAATTTTCAAAGGTGGGAAGTTTGTTGTCAAGAACACGACTCATGCCGAAAACGTTAAAGACATTGTTCTTTATCTGAGGCGGTGTGGGGTGTCATTTGCCAGTACTCTCAACCTCGTTCGGGCAATATCAAAACTGGTGTTTGTCCCGAGATTCGATATCGACCATATGAAGCACAAGATCAAACAGTTTGCGTCTTTCATCGAAAAAAAGGCCACCGTTGACCAGTACCTCGATATGCTCGAAGACCTCTACAACCGGCAGAGTAGACAGAAAATACCCCTGAAGTTCATGGCTATCGAGGGGGCAAAAGAAAGGAGTGCTACCAATCGTAAGTAGTTTTCGGAAGGATTCCAGATAATAAAAAGGCCGGGAGGAAAAATCTCTCGGCCTTGATGTTTTTATATTGAGGTGGGTTGCTATGCCTCTTCCTTAAATCCTTTCTCGGTCAGTATCAGCTTTCCGTTGTCGCGCTTCAACCAGCCCTTGCGAAGATAAATCTTGATCGTGGTTCTGGATGCAAAGCGCAATGGGTAGGTCAGGTCGTCGCCTGGTGTTGGTTCGGTTTCGTCGCAGACTGTTCGCAGGATGGATTTCATTTATCTCCTTTTCTTATCACTTCTATGCCGCTTTTTCAACGGCCTCTTGCCGTTTTCTGTCTCTTCTCGCTTTGTCGGTAATCCGATGGTAACACCGCTTGCACATGGTAATTTTTGCCGTTACTCTGGCTTCGTACTTCTTGCCACACTCGGTACACGTTCGTAGTTCCATCACATGCACTGCTATCTGATGCCCGTACCATTCAGCCTCGAAGGGATGGGATATCTCTATCGGGTTAAGCTCGTATCTGGTGCATTTGGCGCACTTCCATTTATACTCCCTGCTGGTGTAAACCATCAGGCTCCCACAGTGGGGGCATTTCTTGTTTATCCGTCGCATCGTATCGGGTGATCTGCTCACGGGGCTACCTCCTTTGGATTGTTTATCATGATACGCTCACTTTCAAATTTGCCAGATACCGGATATAATCATCCACGCTTTTTCCCATCGCTTCGGCGTTGTCCTGTAGGTTCCTCATCGTCTTTTTTGCAAGGGTCACGATCAGACTGTCCTCGGTCACGACCTTATCCGCCAGGAAGCGAACGTAGGACGAGTAAGACGGGAATCCGGCCTTTTCAGCAGATTTGATGAGGTTGTACCTATCCGTGGGCGTCAGGTTGATGAGTATCTGAGTTGTCAGTATCCGTGGGCGTTGTTTCTTCCCTGCCCTATTGCGCGGGGAATCTTCGGGGAGTATCCCGTATCGTTTGCGCTTGGGTTTCTCGGTGATGGGTGTTTCTGGTACTATTGCTGTGTCATTTTCCATCGGGTGTTGCCTCCTTAGTTTTCGGCCCCTTTCGTGATTTATCGGGAGCCGGTTTGATTTTGAAAAGATAGGTGTCGCAGTAGAGGTTCAGACAGACGTAAGCGTCAAGAGTTAGATGTAAAGTGTTCTCGGAGCCGCAGGAAGGGCATTTCATCTCGGCATCGCTTTTGCTTGTGATGTTTTCAGAAAGCCGTTCCCGTTCAGTGTGACGTGCTGTCCCACCCTTGTATTGTTGATCTTCTGTGCTAATGCGGTTGATTCCCTGTTGGCTTGCTCCTGCGCCATGCTGGTGAAGATAGACCAGGACACGACCACACCGGCACCGATGCAGATACAGCCTACGAGGATTTTCTTACAGATTTTTCTAAACACGGTTACGCCTCCTGTATATCTCTTTCGAGTTCCCGCTTTAATTCATGATAGGCGGGTTTTTGCCATGTTGTTGATATGATGCGCCGGAAAGCCGTTGAAATGGTGTCCGGTGATCGCCTGTCTGATTTGCGTCTGTCCTTTTTACGGCGGTCTGCTATCTTTAGGGGTTGCATGGGTTAGGCTCCTTTCGGTACATATGTCGTGTAGCTCATCATGTTGCCGATGGGAAAACCCTTGTAGATGGTGTTGTGAGTCTTAATTTTCGGAAGGATTTGTGATTTATCGTTGCTCATTTTGTGGCCTCCTGTATTGGTTTACCCCTCGCAAGCGTTAACGTGTTCGCCTGGGGTTGTTTCCTGTTTGCCGGAGATTTGCGCCCCGGCTCGCTTTCTGTCTTATCTTCTCATCGGTTCCTATCCTCCCTTCCGTCCATCATTTTCCATTGTTCCTGTGTTGTGTTCGTTCATCCTCTCTTTATCTCTTGATATAGGCGTTCAGGCCGATAATAAGCTCGCGGCCATGCACCATAATCTGAGTTACTTGGTTGCCCCTCGTGCTTGCGATGGTTAGGGTCTTGCCCGTCTTGCTTGGTTCCGGCTCCTGGGTGTCGATCTCTATGATGAGTTTTCCGTCTTTGAGTTCTGCTTTAAGCATTTGCGCTGGCCTCCTTGACTCATATTATTTGTATTTCGTGAATCCCGTGGTTGTAATCGCTGGTGTATTCTGGCCGGTTTGCAATTTCACAGGCGAATACATAGGCATCGCCGTAAGCGGAGAAACGGGCAATTTCCTTTTTCTCTTCTTGATGGTTTGTTTTGATATCTACGACCTTATACCATCGTTGTTTTTTACCGGGAGCCGTTCTGTCCTTTACCTCTGTCATTGTGGTTCTCTCCTTGGGTCTTTATCTCGTGGTGTGTATCATCACCATGAGGTTGTGTAATTCACTAAAAAAGCGTTTCTTGCGTTGGCTTCGTCAACGTTACCGGCTTAATTTCTTCGGCTTTATCCATTACCAGTAACGCCACGTTTACGTTGGTTCCTTGTTCCTTGAAGCTCCCCGGTTCTAATACTTCCCAATGGTCGGCCCTATCCTTAAAGGCTTCTTGTTGTCTCGGCCCGTTAGCACAAAGTGCAACCAGACGGCCCCCAGGCTTTAGCATGGTCAAGGCGTGGTTGATGTGCTTGATATCGGCGGCATTCTCAAAAGGTGGGTTCATTATTACCTTGTCGAATTTGCCAAGATCGCCATTGCATGAAAGAAAGTCAGCATTGACGACTTCAACGTTAATATGAAAATAGTTTTTAAGCTGGTTGGCAAGGTTACTGTTTATTTCTACGGCAACAGCCTTGCAGTCTACCCTTGAACGGCCTACGGCCTTCAATATGTTTCCCGTTCCCGCGCTTGGCTCAAGTATCCGGTTGCTGGTCATGTCCCCGGCGAGTTCAACCATTCTTTCGGCAATTTCGGAAGGTGTCGGGAATAACTGAGGGGCCACAACGACCTTGATGCCCTCTTTCAATGTTTCTTTCATGGCTTCGATGGCTTTTTCCTTCTCGGTTGGTTCCGGTGGCGGTGTGTAAGCCGGTGCGGATTTTACTGGCTGTTCTGCCGGTTTGCGTTCTATCGGCTCCGGTTTCGTGTGTACTTTGCTGTCAGTAAGAAAGATACAAACAAGGGTATGATTTCTCATTGCCGTTCTTACCCGATGGGAGTTTTCAACGTCTCTTGTTCCCTTGTAGTCGTTGTTAATTTTTGCATATTCGGCTTTTGTCATTTCAATCTGCGGGTAATGCATTAATTCACCCCTATTGTATATATTGGGGATGTCTAACCCTTCCGGCGCTCGATAGTTGCAAAGCGGTAGTTGTGTAGGGCGTGGGGCCGGTTTCAATAGATCGCTTGCGCCTTGTTCGTCGAGCATTGCTTTTTCGTAGGTCAAGCGGTTGTTAAGGTGGTTAATCCAGCGTTCAGCGCGGGAAATAACATAGAGAAGCCCAGGCACCCGCCTTGCTTTTGCTTGTTCGGGTGTTATGATTTTTTCGTCAAGTGCAGACCATACCGACATTGGCCCCTCGTAGGTGTTTTCTTCTCTCGGATATTCAGACAAAGGAAAGCAAATATAGGCTTGGTCTAAATAATTTGCAACCTTCAAAGCCCATTCCATCGTTAAGGGTTCCCGGTTCCACGCCTCAAGGCATTTTTCGGCCTCAGCTTTGTTCCTTTCCTGTTTCCTTTTGTCGGCCTCAAGTCCTTTAATTCTTCTTGCCCTTACTGCGGGGCGTTCCTTATACTTTGCGGCCCTTATTGCGCCCTTAGCCCTGCTTTCCCAATACTTGGACTGCTCCCACATCTTGACGGCCTTCTGCATACCCTTTTCTATGCGCTCTGCGTCCCTTCTGGCGCGTCTTTCGCTATGGTGGCCTACAAGTATCGGTTGACCTAGCGGGATGTGCTCCGTAATAGCTTCAACTGATTTGTTTGCCCTGTCTGCATCGTTGGCGCGGTGTTCGCTGTAAGTCTCGAAGCGTTCGGCCCTTTGTTCTGCCCGATCAACTAGGCTTGTGTCCTCGTCGTCAATCTCTCCGCAAAGCTCTATCAAAAGGTCTTCCCTTGCGGGTGTCCAAGCGGGAGCAACAAAAAGCTCTTGTTTCGGGGCATAGATGAAACCAGCGGCCTTGACCCTTGCGTATAGTTCAGGGTCTAAACGGTGAAGGCTGTAAAGCCTCAATTTGTTATCTTCGGGTGAATAGGTGGCATTCATCATGATGATCTATTCTCCTTCCCTATTGTGAAAAGCTGTTCCTGCTTCCATGTCGGCCTGGGTGTGAAGTGTTTCGGCTCTGCCTTCTCCCCTATCAGATTGAAGGGGGTTTTGAAAAGCTCGGCTTTAAGCTGGTGTTCGCGGATTGCGGCTAAAACTCTTTCGCCTTTGGTCATGGGCCTTTTCTCCTTTCTTATCTGGTCTTTGTTCATCTTCCCTAAGTCTACCAAACCTATATTGGCTTGTCAAGCATTTTATTTATCTTTTTTTATATCGTGTTCGTGCCATGCGTGTTGTGTGGTGTGCAACTGTGTTGGGTGGTACGGTATAAGAAGGAAAAGAAAAGCCCCTCGAAGTGAGGGGCCGGGGTGTCCAGGTGGAGCCGACAAGGGGCTAATCTACCATTCGATCTTATTGAACTCCTTCCCGTCCTGGTATCCTTCGTCATAGTTTTCCCAATCGTCAACCTCATAGTTTCCCATAGCGGAGATTTGTTCTGCGGCCTCGTCTATGCCTAGCCCCGTTGCATCAGCGAAACCCCTGCAATATTCCGATTCCTCAATTTTTACGGTTTCCATCTTCCTTCCTCCTTCCCTTCAATCCGATCGAGTAGTTGCATAACTAAATCGTAAACCTCGGATGGGATTGCTACATCTCGGTTGTCGCCGTGGGTGCTTATGGCCTGATCACGTATACCCTGCAATGCTCTAGCCATCTCCGGCGCGGATGCGATGAGGCGGGCGTTGGCTGTGCTATCTTCTATCGCGCTTGCTGTAACTTCCCACCGCTCGTCTTTTCCTAGCGTTACGCTTGGTCTGTGTACGGCTTTATTGATTTCTGTTTTCCACGGTCCCGCTGTATGTTCAGCCATTTTCTTTCCTCCTCATTTAATGCACGGGGCATAATCAAAGAACTGCCCACCAATACAAGATGACTTGAGCATAAAGCCGCATCTATCGGTAGGACACAGGACCTCTGTCCGGAATGCGGTCCGTCTCGGGGTGTTGTAGAAGGACGCGGACATAGATTTCCGATATTCGCATTTCTGCGGACGATCACTACAAGGGGGATGGATACCCCCCCTGTGTATGATAGTTCTGTGAAGTACGGGATCAAATGACGGACCAGTGTAAACCTCGTGAAGTTCGGAAAGCCCCAAGAGTTTCGCTGATTCAAACTTCAAAAAAGCGATCCCCGCAAGGGAGGTTTCGTCAATAAGCTCCCCATGGAGATAAATCTTGTAAGTCCAGTCTTTCACCCTCTTTCCTCCTTCCCCTGTTTGCGGGGTTTGTCCCACGTGTAGGATTTACATTTCGGACAGCTTGCGGGGTGGTTAACCCTGCTTTTCCACTGGTAGCCACATTTCAGGCAGGTTAGTTTAGTGTCAGGCATCGCTCATCACCCCCAATATCTCTCGTTTTTCAGATACTGTTTCCACCAGGCGCGGCAATACCGGTCAAAAGCCTCTTCATCGTTGCCCTGAAAGGTTTTGGTGGAGCCGGACAGGTGCCCGCCGTCGCATATCTGATTCCCGAGCGTTCCCGGTTTGCCGTTGAGGTCAACGTAAACGTACTCTTTGCCGGGTCTGGAAAATGTTACTACTCCGTGGTTTCTGCTGTTGATTGTTGTTTTCATGTTGCCCCTCCTTATCTGTCAATAATGGCTGTGCGTTCCCACACTTGCCCGTTTTCGATGCTTTCGTATTTTACCAGGTACATGGTGGAATGAATTGCGAAAACCTCGCCTTCAATGCCCTGCGTAAGAGCCATTAACTTTGCGCCTTCCTGTTTCGCCGGTGAAATAGGCCAAGCAGGAGCATAGCAATAAAACCTTCCGTTAGGTGCTGTCACTTCGTCGGTTTTAGCATTAAGCCTGTATTCCATAGTGCCCTCCTTTGTTATTGTGTTCATCATCATAATACTATTATACCTCATCATAATTAGATGTCAACCCACTTTCTCAAAAAAGAATATATAGAAACCCTATATACTTTATTTAACCCGATTCCTAGTTAGTATTCCTTCTTACCTTGTAACGATTCTTACTTTAAAACGATTATTAGTTTAGAATGATTCTAATCTAGCCTTGCTGACTATGGGGTATGGCTATGGGGATATAAGTTATAGTATTAAAGATACTAAGTATAGAAGAGTAAAGAAAAGACTTAATATATAAATACTAACTAAAGCGCGCGTGGATAGCCATAGCCATATGGGGGAAGGTCGACGGCTCCATCCTTCAAGCCGGCTTTGTCCTGGCTGATTCCTTCCAGATCGGGGCCGAATCATAGGCCGATTGATACCCACTCAATAGGCTGTTGCCTGTTAGTCCTAGAGTATCAAGGGTCTATGTGCCTTACCCTGTCCACTTTGTACCGTTCTTGTGACAGTCTGCCCTCGATTGCCCTGCTTTTGGCCCTTGTCTGGAGCCGGAAAAAAAAATCAAACCAGGAAAAGCATTCTTTTTCCCTGAGACCCCCCACACCACCCCAAATCAAGGAGGAACCCCCCCCATCCCGTCTTACCTCTTTCACCCATCCACACATCGTTTTTCCCAATTTTAATTTCCAATCCCTCAATTTCATTAATGAATCCTGGCTCATTCCCCCGATCATCCCAATTTTCCCCTTCTCCCTAAATCCCTTCTCAAAAATTTTGGGGTGAAAATTTAGAAATCGCCTTCCACCTATTTTCGTCAGAATGCCACGCTGTTGCGTTTTGTACTACCCACTTGGCTAGTTGCCTTCATGGGAAATAAAAAGAGCGTGAGAGTACCGTAGAAACGATCTGAGAGGATTCTAGGATTCAATCTTGACCTCACTTTTCAGAATCGGGGAATTAGGCACAACCAAGTTGGGTGATTTCATCTTACTGTGTTTTTTTTGTTGACAGCAGTATGGTTACGTGGTTAAATGGGACATCATGGAGGTGACCAAATATGGAAGCTAAATACGTTACACCGCAGACGGCAAGCAAGATGTTCGCAATGAGCACGCGCCTTCTTGAAGATATGAGAAAGTTTGGAGGTGGCCCACCGTTTGTGAAGTTAAGCAGAAAGATTCTTTACAAAGTGGCTGATTTTGAAAAGTGGCTGGAAGAGAGACAAGGAGGAAAAGATGCCAACTAACCCTACCATCACACCGGAAGAAGCATTGGACTTCGTTAACTCAATCATCAAACGGGCGGACGATCAGAATTGCGAAACTGACGGCTTGTGTCCTTTGTACGATTTTTGCCGTGATGAGGTTTGCGTAATGATGCGAAAAGTGTTAACCAGCGCAAAAGATAGTACAGACAAGGAAAAGGTGAAGCCATGACCAATCATGAAGGGCATATCAAACTTTGGGATGGAGACAGAAAATGAAAGGCAAAAAAGCGGATTTAGTTGGCAAAAGATTCGGAAGGCTCGTTGTGTTGAGTTTGGCGTATCGCAAAGATTCAGCCGCCAGATGGTTGTGCAGATGCGATTGCGGAACGGTCAAAACTATCCACGGTTCTAGTCTTACACGACAGGCAAAAGCCACAAAATCGTGTGGCTGTTTGAACAAAGAGCGTGTATCCCAAGCGGTTTCTGGGAAGCACAATCTTAGATGGAAGGGTGGGATAAGAAAACATGCGGATGGCTATATTGAAATTCTCAAGAAAGACCACCCAAGAGCCAATTCCCACGGGTATGTCATGCAACACATTCTTGTTATGGAATCAATGACGAGGAATCCAATACCGAAGGGAGCCGTAATCCATCATTGCAACGGGAACAAATCTGACAACAGGCCCTTCAACCTTCGATTGTTCCCATCCCAATCTAAGCATTTTGAGTACCATAAACGCCTAGCCGCCATAATCCGTGACCTGCCGTGGAAGGAGAAGCCATGAAGAGATTCGTATTCCAGTACGACCACACGAACCTCGTGCTTGTCCCTACCGTCTGTATCGACCTCAGAAACGTAGAGTTCGCCGTGGGATGGCTATTTTGGATACTATTCTTTTTTCCAAAAGGAGAATAAGCATGACCGAGCAAGAAGCAAGAACGAAACAATGCTGGCATAAATTCATCATGTGTATCGCCTCAGACTGCATGGCGTGGACATGGGACGTAGGGGAATACGAATACTCTGGCGGCAAGGTTGACGATAGCGGATGGGAAGAGGTCGCAGTCGGTTACTGGCGTAAAAAGAGAGAGAACCGCGAAGGTTTTTGCGGTTTCGGTGGAAGTCTATGACCCTCCCTTGCCCTATATGCTCCACCAATTTGAAAAGACATCGCAGGAAGGCGGGGCCGTACCGTGTGTATATCTGTCCTTCCTGCAAGGATGCCAACGGACACAACATGGAGTTCTTCATCAACGATTCGGGATTGAACTACGATTGCACAAGATTCGAGGAATGCGCCCTGAAGGGAAAGATGAAGTGCAAAAGCTGTGAAGTAAAGGGGGAGAAATGAAAATAGTTTATAAAACAATACCTTCAATGACATTGGAAGAGTTCGCGGAAAAGCACGACTTAACGATGATCGTTGAAGAACGCAGAGAACCCTCAGACGAGATGGCAAGATACTTTGCCTATTTTGACCACGCTGATATCGGAGACGGGTGCATCTTAACAGGTGCCTACGGGAACGGGTGTACCCCTGAATCAGCCATTGAGCAGTATGCTCGGACAATTGACACGAAACATTTGGTCGTCAATGCCGGTAATAAAAATCGTGTCGAAATAGATGTACCGCATTTAATTACGAAGTAACCGCCTCACCACACCGCAAAGAATAACGGAAGTGATCTTCACAAAATAATTTGATTACAGGAAGTGTCATGGCTCGATCACGAATGATTAAACCTGAGTTTTGGGATGATGAGGTTCTGGCACAATCAACTTCCAGGGATGCCCGTCTTGCTTTCATAGGGATGTGGAACCATTCGGACGACTACGGAGTTGTGAAGGGGAACGCAGTCTGGTTGAAAAGCAAGATATTCCCTTACGAGGATATTAAGCCAGACACCTTTCAAAAGTGGCTGAATGAGCTTGAAAAAGGAAGATGGATTCTCCCGTTTGTGGTAGACGGAGCTAAATACTATTACATTCAAGCATTTACAAAGCATCAAACAATTAACAGACCTTCTCAGCAAAGAAACCCAAGCCCTCCTGACTCACTCATTGAGGACTCACTGAACACTCACGATGGACTCACTCCTGAAGTTAATAGAAGTAAAGAGAATATAAAAGAAGAGAAAGAGAAAGTAATTTCGGACAACGCCGATGATATCCCTCCAAAGATTGAGGACGTAAAAACCTACTGTCAGGAGCGAGGTAAAGGTGTCGATGCTCAGGTATGGTGGGATTTTTATGCCGCGAAAGGTTGGATGATAGGCAAGAACAGGATGAAGGATTGGAAGGCCGCCGTTAGAACTTGGGAAAAAAACAATAATCCTCTTTTCCAACAGCAACCAGCACAACCCGAAGACCCAATCGAAAAAGCCAAAAGGGGGATGGGATTATGATTATCTCAGCTTTAGATTCAATGTCCATACCTTTCACCGAACAGTCAGGTCAAATCGTCATCGACTGTCCTTTCTGCAACGAACCGAAGCATCTTTACATCGACCCCGGCAAGAGGGTTTTCTTTTGCCACAAGTGCAAAAAGCCGGGAACATGGCGGGAGCTTTCCGAAGCTCTTGGCGGTAGTTCTTCGGTCGGCATCCAGCCCATCGCCAAAAAAGAGTACAAGCACCCGACAGAAGAATACGTCGCCTCCTGCCACAAGAAACTTCTCGGCCCTTCAGGAACCAAAGCAATCGAATATCTCTACGCCAGAAAGCTCACGCTGGATACCATCCACAAGTTCAGAATCGGCCTTGAGACGAAAGATGGAAAGGAATGGGTAGTAATACCCTACTTCGCCAAAGAAAAGCCCGTGAACGTCAAATACAGGGCAATACCACCGGCAGAGAAAGAGTTCCGCAGATGGAAAGATGGGGAGAGCATTCTGTTTAACCAGGATTGTCTCAAAGACCTAAAGAACGAGGATACGGTCATCATCACGGAAGGAGAGTTTGACTGCCTTGCCCTTCACTCTCAGGGAATAACAAACGCTGTATCGACCTCAGTTGGAGCCAACGCCGTCAAGCCGGAATGGATAGACACACTGGAAAGATTCAAAGACATCGTAATCCTCTACGACAACGACGAACCGGGGCAGAAGGGAGCGAAGGAGATTGGCAGGAGGCTTGACCTAGACAGATGCAGGAACATGATTCTGCCGGAGAAGGACGCCAACGATTTCTTCATGTCGGGCAAAACCGTGAACGAGTTCAGGAGCATTCTTGCGGGAGCCACGTACTTTCCTGTGGAAAACATCCAGACGATGGAACAGGTGTTCAAGAACCTCATGGCATCTTACGACGAGAAGGCCAAAAGCACAGCCCTGAAACCTCAGTGGAAATCGGTAGAGAGGATTATGGGGCCGTATGAAGACGGAGATTTAGTGGTTCTGTCCGCCACACCGAAGACGGGTAAAACGAGTTGGTCTTTGAATGAGGCTGTCCACCATGCCCAAGCCGGTCATCCAGTTCTCTTTTTCTGCCTTGAAATGCGCCCCGAAAGGATTCTCAAGAAGTGCTTCCAAATAGTCGGGAGAATGACGGAAGACAGCCTTAACCCTGCCATTATGACCAGACTTTACGGGGAACTTGCGGATATTCCCCTGTATTCGGGATACGTCTACAAGAAGTGTTCTCTGGATGTCGTTGTCGATACCATCAAACTCGGAATGAAGCGGTACGGGTTCAAGCTCATAATCTTCGACAACCTTCATTTTCTGGCGAGGTCAATGACCCATCAGGTGCAGGAAATCGGGCTAATCACCAAGACCTTCAAGATGCTGGCAGAAGAATTGGGTGTTCCCATCATCCTGATAGCACAGCCACGGAAGATCGACGACGACAGGGTGATGAGCATGAACGACCTCAAGGATTCCAGTTCAATAGGCGCGGACGCCGACACGGTAATCATCCTGTACCGGAAGAGACTGACAGGTAAGAACGGAGAAACAGAGATGGCTTTCGACCCTGAGACGCTGGTGAGGGTAGATGCCTCAAGATTCCATGCAGGAGGGGAAACGGTTTTGAGGTTTGCAGGAGAGACAGGAGTCTTCAGCGAACTAACGAAGAGGGAGGAATAGCATATGTATGCTCATCAAGCAATTGATGATTTGAAATGGATGATGTCTGCTCCTAATTTTCTAAAGCCAGAGTTTAAGCATCTTTGGAAAGATTTAGAGCCTTGGATTCAAAAATCTCAAAAATTTCACATGGGAAACATTGAAGGTCTCGAAAGGATTTGCGGAGATATAGGAGGACAGACCTTATTTAAAAATCCAACCTATATGAAACTTCCCTATGACAATTGTTGGTTTGATTTTAACCTGTCCATAAATGCAGACCGAACCTTAGTAGCTCCTGAGGCCGTGGAAGGGTTACTATCAATTAATCAAGGAGCCATTACTAATACCAAAGAAGCAATCTTAGTCAACAAAATTACGGAAACGGCATGGTTAGCCGTAACGTTCACCTACACAACAGAGCACAAACGATGGATTCCCGGCTTGCTTCCTTGCCTTATCTTCGTTGGAGGAGTCGGCCACTTAGACAATCGTAAAGTAGCAGAACGTTACGGTCGTTCCCAAGCATCAGACGAGGCCAATATTTTACACTTCATTCCTGATGCGGCGAAGTATTTAACTCCTGTACAAATCAATGCCGCCCAAAAAGAGCAGACGATAAATTATGGTTTTCTCGAACAGTCGTTGATGTTGTTGAATTGCAAAAACATTACGACCGAAAACCACGAACCCCCAACGGCCTTAAATAAATCTCGCAGAAAAAAAAGTAAGCAGGAATTGTTTTCCTATAAAACTTTGAAACTCATTTTGCCGGGAGAAAAAAATAAATATGGACAGCCAATCCCCTCTGGGGAACACAACAGGATTCATCTTTGTCGAGGTCACTTTAAGGAATATACCGAAGACTTGCCCTTGTTCGGGAAATATACGGGTCTTTACTGGTGGCAATCTCACGTCAGAGGGCAAAACAAAGAAGGAATGATCGTAAAAGATTATCAAATAAAACAAGGAGGAATAACATGCCTATAGGTGCGGCGACACTCGATGAAAAAGTGTGTGATTATTTGGAGTTCGGAACGGGCGACATCGGTTTAGGAACCATTCGTCTTGCGAACAAAGAGGGCGAAAAAGAAACCCTGTTCGCCTTTGCGACAAGAGAACCCACAGAGATAGGTTTGGTATCTAACAAAAAAGATCGCCCCGGCATTGACGACATCGAACTCATCTTCCGCTTCACCAAGCTCGAAAGCCTCGATGTTCTGATCGGAGCGTTGAAGGAGCATAAAAAACTTTTGAAGAAAAACAAGGAGGCCATATGAGCGACCCCTACGCCAAAACCGTAGTTTTCCTTTCCGGCCCCTATCGGTCGAACACTGAGAATGGCATCTATCAGAACATCCAGACGGCCCGTGAGTACGCCGTCAAGCTCTGGAAACAAGACTACGCGGTAATTTGTCCACACCTCAATTCGGCGTTCATGGGCGGCATCGTTCCCGATTCCGTTTTCCTAGCGGGGGATTTGGAGATACTGAAGAGATGCGATGCCTTTTGTCGCTTGCCTTATTGGGCAGACAGCGAAGGAGCAAGAGAAGAGATCGCATGGGCAGAAGCCAATGGGCTGAAGGAGGTGTTTGTTGAAGAGTAACGGCATAGACTACGAGTTTTTAATCCGTGAAGCCTGTAACCAGATGGCAGACTTTCTCATCGCCAAAAACAAAGCATATGGCAATTCAGCGATGGAACCCATCCGTGTGTTTTCAAAGTCCGGCCCCTTGGAGCAGATCAACGTCAGGCTCGACGACAAATTATCCCGAATCATGAAGGGAGAGGCATACGAGGGCGATGACAACGAGATGGATTTGGAAGGCTACATGGTACTGAAGCGGGTTTGCAAGATGGCTGAGAGTCTACGCAAAAATGAAAGGAGGGAAGGATGAAAGCGTACATCGAATTTATTGGCAACGAAGACAGACAACCTAAATTCGGGGAAAGGTTTGAAGATGACAACGGCAATATTGTGGTTGCGTGCTATGACCATGAGGAAATACGCCGGATAGTTACCCGCCACGAGATCGAGATACCGGAAGGGGCAACCCTTTTCCAATATCAAACCAACGAAGGAAAACTGTATCACTTTTATCGGGAAGAAGGCATTCGCTCATACGGTCATTTCCCCATCTCCCGCCCGAAGATCAAAAAGTGGATATACGAGTTTGTTTGTAAGGGAGTTACGTGGAGGTCGGCTTGTCCTATATCGGAAGCGGAGTATGCTTCACAGCCCATGACGGGTCACAAGATACCCGAAACCGAAGTGGAGGAATAGAATGCCCATAACCAACAAAACCGACATCGTAAAAGACGCTTTAAGGAGATTCAGCCATCTTCCAACCCGAACCATCGCCCGATATCTTCTGGAAGATTACGGCACCTACTTTGACAACGACCTCGAAAAGATAAGGTATGCCCTTCGATATTACAGAGGGGCATGCGGGGAGAAGGACAGGTTACAAATCGGTTTGGAAGAAAAGCCGTCCGTCCGCACCGTTCCCGAAACATGGGTGAGAAACCGCGCACCGTTCCATCTTGATTCTGGCCTATGGCTTGTCATCAACGATGTTCACATTCCCTTCCATGTCGTCAAGGCTCTCGAAGCGGCTCTCGCATATGCCAAGCAACGGAAAGTAACAGGTATCTTGTTTAACGGGGATTTACAGGATTGCGCCTCCATCTCTTTCTGGCCTGCATCAAGAAAGCGGGACTTCGACAAGGAGATTGAACTGGTCATTGACTTCCTCGACTTCATCGAGCAGGAGTTCTCCGGCGTTCAGGTTGTTTACAAACCAGGGAATCACGAATACCGCCTTCCCCGCCTGTTTCAAACGAAAGTGCCGGAGTTAATGGGCCTTCCTCTCGCCGCAATGGATACAGTCCTTGGGCTTGAGGTGCGCGGCATCGAGTTCCTTGATTATCACCAGCTTGTCTATGCGGGGAAATTGCCCATCCTTCACGGTCATGAGGTTCGGTCTATCTCAACGGCGGTTAACCCTGCCCGTGGGCTGTTCATGAAAACGAAGATGTGGGCTATGTGCGGTCATCACCATAGGACATCGGAGCATACCGATACCAACCTCGAAGGAACGCTATTGACTACGTGGAGCGTAGGCTGTCTGTGCGATCTTTCTCCTACCTATATGGCATATGGGTCGAACTGGAATCATGGGTTCGCCCTTATCAACGTGGAAGATGATGGCGACTTTGAAGTGGAGAACAAGAGGATTCTTGACTCAGGAAAAGTCGTGTAGTGATGCGCTACCACGTAGTACGTTACCACACTACTGCGTTATTTTGGTAGTGGGTCAGTTTGAAAATAAAAGATTATGATTTCTTTTTTGGAGCCGGTATTTGTGTTTCTATAAAATCCACGTGTTCTGATAATTCGGGCCGAACAGGATTTCTCAAGGGATCAAGACAGACTTGCATACCGTTGCGACGAGCAAACTTCAATACTGGCACTATATCAGCGTCACCCGTGATAACTATTAACAGATCAGAAAGCCTCTCTATTGCAATACACGTGATGTCCAAACCGAGCTTAATATCTACCGCTTTTTGTTCTATGAGTGGCTTAAAGTCCTCGTCAACGAGTTGATCAGTCGTTATTGTTTTGTCTAACAGTGCAGAGACCTTTTCCGGTTTTAATATCCACTGATTATTTCTCCATATTGTCTTTCCAAGGCGTAAGGCGAAATTTGGGGTTGTCTTGATGGAGTTGAGCAATCTTGTCTGTTCTTGCGCAACCCTAGTTGTCCCGAAATCGACCGCCTTCTTTGAAATGGGATAATGTCCCTTTTTGTCTAGCGGTTCTGTGTCGTAATAGAAAATACGATACAGATAGTCATCCTTTCTTAGGTGTTTGAGGCAATAGTTTCTAATTTCTTGGCCGGAATAATAGAAAGTTTTATACTTATAAATCTGTTTTCTCATGAACCAGCCATCGATCATGAATACTACTTTGCGCATGGCATCCCCAAATATGCAATGCCCCTTGGTCGGCTCCGAATTTGTTATGATAAATCGAAACGTTGCAAGGGGCGTTTAATATCGCTTCAAACTTGTTTCTTAGATAATTATCGTCATTTGTATTGGTAAGTCAAGTATTTTTTTTTGCGAATCATTTCATTAACGAGATGATATCTTCTATATCCCATATATGATCTGTAACCCCTGCCGCCATAGCGGGGGTTACTCTCAATGATTGATGGATACGGCAGAAATTATAGTACATGAAGTGAAGGGCCACCGCATGGCCCAGGTTCTCAAGCTTCTTTGAAAACGCATTGGTGAGCCTTGTAAACCTTCTCATGCTCATTCTCATGGTAAGGTTTTGTCTCTCAACGTAGCTTGTCGATGTTTTCTTGAGATCGGGGTTGCCTTGAATGACTTTCTTCTCGGTTCCCATGCATTGTGCGGGGCTGTATCTCGTTTCGCTCTCCATCGGTGTTCCATAGACCTTGATAAGCTGGCTGAAATCAATTTCAGAACCGAAGGCATTTTCCACGGCCTCAAGATACATCCTGTGACCATCTGTGGTAAGCTGTACCCTGCTTTTCATACGATCTGCAAGGTCGGTCATGAACAGGGTAGCGTTGTCAGCGTCGCGCCTTCCTATCCACCACGAGGGGATAAGCTTGGTATCCGCACAGATTGCCGTGAATGTCCATACATCACCGTAGCCAAACTCACCGCGTTTTTCTTCGGGTACGTTCTTTTCCTTGGCATAGCAGAAAGACCATATCTCATCACATTCGATGCGCTTGCAGGACAAGGCCCTCAGAGACTTGTCCTGATATTCGGAACACGCCTTACCCACATCGGCCAACAGCTTCAAGACTGTACCCTTTGCCGCTCCTGTCATTCTGCAAGTGGCGCGGATGGAATTACCCTCAACCAAGGCGGCTATGATCTGAGCTTGTTTCTTTTTGTCTAGTCTGTTCATATAGTAAGTATATGCTTGAGCGGTTAAGCGTGTCAAGTGTTTTCTGCAAGCAGTACTAAAATATTTCTGCTTGCAGTCTATATTATAAGTAGTATATAATGCAAGTATAAACTTTATAAGGGGGTGCAAGCATGGATGCAAAAAACGAAGGGAAAGCCAAGGGTGGTTTTGCAAGAGCGGCGAAACTAACTCCGGAGGAACGAAGCGAAATAGCCAGAAAAGGAGCAAAAGCAAAGTGGGATAATAGATCATCTTCTCTGCCGAAAAGATTGCACAAAGGGGTGCTGAATATAGGCGATAAGAAAATACCTTGCGCCGTATTAGATAATGGGAAACGAGTTATTACCGAAACGGGAATAACCAATGCCATTCTCGGTTCTAGGAGCGGGGCATCGAAAAGGAAAAAGGCCCAAGAGACAAGCGGGGCCCCTGTTCCAATTTTTGTGGCCCCAGACAACATAAAGGCCCTTATTTCTAAAGAGTTATGGGAAGGGCCCCTTGCTCTTATACAATATGTAGACGATGACAAGGTTGTTAATTCTTATGATGCTAATCTGTTGCCTATTGTTTGCGACACATGGCTTAAAGCAAGGGAAACCGGAATACTCCAAAAACAGCAATATGCGAAAGCTCAGCAGGCTGAGATTTTAATGAGAGGATTGGCAGGGGTTGGTATCGTTGCGCTCATAGATGAAGCCACCGGATATCAAGAGGTGAGGCCAAAAGATGCACTGCAAGCATATTTAGAAATACTTGTGAGAAAAGAATTGGCGGCATGGGCAAAAACTTTTCCTGACGAGTTTTATGAAAATATTTATAAGTTAAAAGGATGGAAGTGGCCTGGGATGCAAAAGAATAGGTTCAGTATTGTAGCCCATTATACCAGAGATTTGGTTTACGAACGTATTGCTCCGGGGCTTTTACAAGAACTTGAAGCTAAAACTCCAAAGAATCATAAAGGACAACGAAGGAATAGATTTTTCCAGTGGTTGACCGAAGATATCGGCCACCCTATGCTTGCACAACACTTACATTCATTAATCATGTTCCAACGTCTGGCCATATCAAATGGCTATGGTTGGACAAAATTCATGAGGATGGTGAACCAAGTGTTGCCCAAGAAAGGCACCAACATGGAACTTCCTTTTATGTATGACGATCTTTCTTTGCCCAGCGAGACCGAGCCGCTTTCCTAGCTATCTCTTTTCTCTGTTCCTCTGATAGCTTGGCGGCTCTAGCCCTGCCGCCCTTCAATCCTCCAAGTCTACCAAGGGCAACGGCGGCGGGGTTCTTTTCTTTTGGCGGTTCAGGTTCTTTCGTGGTCTGGTCAACAATCATCTTGGCAATGAGGTTAATGTCGGTGGGTTTCTTCTTCATGTTCCAAGTATATCATGAGCGGTCAAGCATCGTCAATATGGAGAAAATTCAAACTGACCCACTACCGTTATTTTTATTGACAACGTTAACGATAAAGGATATTTTATTCTATGAGAATAATATTTTTAGGCGGGTGGATGTCAGTAAAAGGCTCAGAAAAGCCGATGCAATCTCGGCCCCATTCTGCCCTTGCCGTGAAAAATAGGAAAAATTTGTGAGCAGACAGACAGGCAGATAGATAGGAGGAAACACATGATAGTGAAGTTTGAGACGCAAAGATTTGGTTGCAAGATGTTTGATGGGTTTGAAAGCGTTGAGTGGACATATGACGTTGATTGCCCCGATATCAAGGTGAACATCGTAAAGGTTTCCCACAACGTATTGGCGACAACGAATTACCAGTATATCACCGGGGTAGACTCGCCCGACGAGATGGTGAGATACAACACCGTCGCGAACTCAATATCCAACGCTGGCGGGGGATATTCAATGGTGTCCGTCGATGAGATTTTCGCCAAGGATGAACCCAAGACAGCGGATGATTCATCGAGAAAGGTTTTGTTCCACTGTTTCGGAAGGGATGGGAAACTGAGATTGTTCTACTCGGAGTTCCCCGTTTACATCCTCAACGACAACGGCAAGACCGTAGAGAGAGTCTAAGACAGATGCCTGTCTGTCTATTTTCACTAGGAGTTAAAGAAGTATGACCCAAAGCCCCACCATCCCCGCCGTACCCAACACCCTCCTTCCTGAGAAGAGAAAGGCCGGTAGACCTCTTGGCTCGACCTCCAAGAAGTCAAAAGCCGACGATATGGAGGATAAGGCGTATGGCTTCATCATGGAGATGTTCGCCAATTACGAAGAGTTCAAGAAAGACGCCACCTTCCAGCAAAGGTTAGCGAAAGACCCTTATCTCGCAAGTACCCTCATCAAAGACCTGAGCCAGTTAGCCAAGCGCATCCTAGATATCACGGTCGCAAAACTGAGGATAGAGGAACTGAGAAGCCAGAAGGCAAGCGAGAGTGGTGCGGAGAATGGCGCAAAGAACGTCTTCATCATTCAGGGTCTTTACGATTCCAATGCGCCCAAGACCATTGAAGTCACAACGGATGACGGGCCTGTGAAGTTTCAGACCAAAGGGCTTGAGGCGTAATGGGAACTTCAATCTTTGATTATACGTACATTCCTACTCTTCGCAGATTTGCGCTGTCAGATGCTCGGCAGAGAATCGCCTGTGGGCCTTTTGGGTCAGCCAAGTCATCGGCCTGTGTCAACGAGATAGTCCGCAGAGGTCATATGCAAGCTCCTTCTACTCTGGACGGAATACGTAAGACGCGATGGGCGGTGATCCGTAACTGTTACGACGACCAGACCGAAGTTCTTACGGAAAATAGAGGTTGGCAGTTATTCAGAAATCTTCTTGCTGATGACAAGGTGGCAACGCTTCATTCTGATACTAACACTCTTGAATTTGATCTTCCCTTGGAATATTACGCGAGTCCATATAAGGGCGACATGATTGGGGTTCGTAACGAAGGAATAGACTTTCTTGTGACTCCAGACCACGGGCTTTGGGTGTCCAACGTAAATCGTCGCAAAGAGGAATGGGGGCCGTATAAACTCAGGCCAGCGCATGAAATCTATGGGAAATCAACGTATCGTTTTCAATGCGTTGCCGACTATCACGGCGGTGAAACCGATTATTCGGTAGACTTCTTTGAGTTTCTTGGTTTCTGGTATGCCGAGGGTTCTGCTGGCATTTATATGGGCAAAGACGGGTATAACCGGAAGCACCTGGTTATATCTCAAAAGAACTTCGTTGAATATACCGAAGATCTTTTACATCGGGTAGGTTTGCCGTACAGTAAGCGAGACAAGGGCGATGGTAATTTTTGTTTCTTGATTCGAGTGAATGAAGAAACTATGCCAACTATAGACCTCTTAATAACCTGCGGGAAAGAATTAACCAAAAAATTAAAACCCTGGATGAAGAATGCTCCGGTATCACACCTGAAAGCGTTCATCCACGGCTTCATTATGGGTGATGGGCATTATGCTAAAAATGAACACGATGCTACCAGATGCTCGACTGGTTCTAAAGATTTAGCAAATGACCTCCAAGAAATCGCGCTTAAAGCCGGATATCACACGGCAATGAATAAGAAAAATTATACCATGCCAACGGGAGAGAAAAAGAGCATAGATATCATCACGTTCTTTGTTGAGAAGAAACATAAACCAACGGCATGGAAGAAGCATTGGAGAAGAGAACCTTATGACGGGACTGTTTATTGCCTGAAGGTTCCAAGCGGTCTTCTCTTTACTAGACGCAACGGCAAATGTTCAATAAATTCAAATACATATAGTCAATTAATTGACACTACCATGAAAACCTTCTTCGATTGGTTCCCTCCTGCGAAATACGGTACCCAGCAGATTGCACAGCACAACTACATCATCACCGGATTCGATGGAGTCAGGATAGAGGTTTTCTTCAGGGCTATGGACAGGCCCGATCAGGTAGACAACCTCCTTTCCCTTGAACTCACGGGAGCATGGGCAAACGAGCTTCGTGAGATTCCTAAAGAGATTTGGGAAGCCGTCGATGGTCGTATCTTCCGGTATCCTTCCAAGCGCGAAGGAGGCCCGACATGGTGTGGAATCATCGGTGACACAAACCCGCCGAATGAGGGAAGCTGGCTACATGAACTCTGTGAAAAAATCAAGCCGAGCAATCTTGAATATTTTAAACAGCCGGGGGGCAGGTCGCCGGAAGCCGAGAACCTTCCCAATCTTCCCAACGGCAGGAAGTACTATACCGACCTAGCCATAGGCAAATCTCCTGAGTTCATTAACGTCTACATTGACGGCAATTACGGCTTCACGATGAAAGGAGTTCCGGTCTACCAACTGACCTATAGTGACTCCCTCCATTGTGCTAAACAGGTAATACAGCCCAACAAAAGCCTTCCTCTCGTTACCGGATGGGACTTCTATCTTCACCCTTCCCTTGTCATAGGACAGCTTACGCCAAGAGGTCAGCTTATCATTCTCGACGAACTTAATGGCGATGGTATGGGTATCGAAAGGTTCATCGAGCAGAAGGTCGAACCCCTGCTCTACGACAAGTACCGTGGAATGTCGATAGTCGGTTACGGCGACCCCACTGGAAAAGTCAGGGCGCAGACGGATGAGACGACCTGCTACGATGTCCTGAAGAAGCATGGCTTTCATTGGGTCAAGGAGTGCCACACCAATGCGCCACTCGCAAGGATAGGGGCAGTAGAACATTATCTCACCCGTCTTGTCGATAACGGTCAACCAGGATTCCTTCTTTCCCCGAATTGCCAGATGCTTAGAGAAGGATTCAACGGTGGCTATCGTAGAAAAGATGACGGAACCATCGACAAGGGGCCGTACTCACACGGGGCGGATTCATGCCAATATTTGAGTTTGTATACCCTCTGGAAGCACAACAGAGCCGCCGCGAACGCACTCCCGACAAAGCGCAACAGAACAAACCACGTTCCGGCCAGCAGCGCGGGATATTAAGGAGAGAGAATGGACGCGACACCTTCAATAAAACATCAATTGACGATAGAAGATAGAACACTTGGGAACAAGGCTCGATGGGCAGGCCACGAGAAGGTAGTTTTGCATTGCGAAGTCTGTGGCAAAGAATTTTCGCGGCCTCCATCAGTTATCAAAAAGGGCAAGGGAAAATATTGTTCCCAATCATGTGCTAACGGGAAGCCTCGATCTATTGACAAGCAAATTAAAGCAAACGGTTACATATACGTGAAAACATATGAACACCCGTTTAGGTCTAAACAGAACTTAGTAGCTGAACATCGCATTGTTATTGAAAATGCCATCGGCAGATTCTTAACCAAAGAGGAAGTGCCTCACCACATCGATGAGAACAAATTACACAACGAGTTGTTTAATCTTTTCCTTTGTCGAGACGATCGAGAACATAGGCGGGTTCACAAGATTGATAAAGATTTTCTTCGTATGTTCAACGTAGCGAGGTATCAACATTGGAATGATTTCGATTCCTTCGATGTTGCTCAAAACCGTCAAGACCAGTTACAGGAGATACTTAAATATCAATTAGGTGGAATGATTATGCTGTTCCATGAATGGATAGAGAAATCCGTTTTCCCTGACAATACCCACGATTCTATGGAACAACTCTGGCTTGCCTTCGTCATGAAGGAACTCCACAATAAGGTCTGGAACGGAACCGATTGGATTGTAAAGTAACACCGTACTAACCCACACAACAAAGCTCAAATTGCAAAGGAACCACCATTCACGTATCACCAAGGGGGTACCTTGCTATGCCGAACCCGACTGATTTTCCCGATAAGCCGAATCTTACCGAAGCCCAACTCACGTCTTTGGGTTTCAAGCTCCGCGATAAATTCAAGGTCAATGAAACTCTCAGGGAGTCCAAGGAACTCGAATGGCTCGAAGACCTGCGTATGTTTAACGGAGTCTATGACCCCGAAGTTCTCACCAAGATAGGCGCGATCAGGAGCAAGGCATATCCCAAGGTAGCCCGTTCCAAGACCATCTCTGTTGAAGCAAGGCTCCACGAGATCACAGACCCCGATATCGGCAAACCGTGGGCAATCAGCCCTTCCCCTGAGTCAACCATTTCAGAAGAAGCCATGCAAGCGGTCATCGACGGTCTGGTGATGGAACAGGCGACTAAGGCCAAGCTCCAGAACGATGAGGCTCTGCAAGCGGGGCAACCCCTTCCCTATCCCAATTTCCCCAAAGACCTTCCGAAGCTCGATGACGAGATGGTTCAGGAAGCCTTTAACCAGTATGCCAAAAATGCCTGCAAGAAAATGGAAATCGAAATCGATGACCAGCTTGTAGACACCAAATACACTGAGAAGAAAAAGAAAGCCCTTCGTTCCGGTCTGCACCTTGGAACAGGAATAATCAAAGGCCCGTTAGCAATTTACAAGGAAGTGAAGAAGTGGAAGCCCGAAAGCGGAACCTACGTTCTGGAAACGAAGCGGGTTCCAAGACCTCACCTTGAGTTTGTTCGCGTTTGGGACTTCTACCCCGACATGACCGTATCCGAGATTGACCAGTGTGAAGGTTTCTTTGAACGCCACTGCATGACCAAGCACGAGGTTCGCAACCTTGCAAAGAGGGGCGACTTCAGGGCCGAGGTCATCAACAAATACCTGATTGCCAATCCTGACGGTGACTGTGTTTTCAAGTCATGGGAACAGGAGCTTCAGAACATCTCATCCGACAAGGGTGAGCAGAAGAAGGGCCGGAAGTACGAGGTGCTGGAATATTGGGGATATGCCGACGCGAGAGACTTGCAGGAATGTGGTGTTGTCGTTTCTGAAGACCTTCTGAACGAAGAACTTCAGGTCAACGTGTGGCTCCTTGGTGGCGAAGTCATTAAAGCCGTCCTGAACCCTACCCCGAAACAGGAACAGCCGTACCACGTGTTCTACTTTGAGAAGGACGATTCCAGTATCTTCGGTAAAGGCTTGCCGAGGGTGATGCGGGATTCGCAGATAAACGTTTGTGCGGGTACGCGAATGATGCTGGATAATTCAGCCCTTTGTGCGGGGCCACAGGTTGAGTTGAATGTTGACCTTCTCGACCCCAACCAAGACCTTGAGAATATTCATCAGTTCAAACTCTGGCTGAGAGAAGGACGCAACAACGAGGCTACGGCTCAAGCCGTTCGCTTCTCCAACGTCGAATCCCACATTGACGAGTACCTGAAAATCATCAAGCAATTCCTTGATTTCGCAGACCTCGAAACCGCCTTCCCCACTTATATGCTGATCGAACCCGCCAAGTCAGGTAACGAGACAGCGCAGGGAGCATCCATCAGAAGCGGGACAGTCAATATCACCGTCAAGGATGTCGCCAAGAACTTCGATGACTTCAACTCCGGTATCCTTGAGGGGATGTACGCATGGAACATGGATTTCAACGAAGACGAGTCCATCAAGGGCGATTACAAGGTTGTTGCCAAAGGTCTTTCTTCTCTGGTTGCCAAGGAAGTCAGGGCGATGGCCTTACAAAATTCCGAACCGCTTATCGACAAATACAAGGCGTGGATTCCCGAAGAAGAGTTCATTCAGGAGCTTTGCAAGGCGATGGATTTGCCCATCAAGCTCAGGACGAAGGAACAGCATGACCAGTGGGTTAAAGAGAACTCCAACCCTGAGATGATGCAGAAACAGCTTGATATGCTTCAGGCTCAGATAGACGAGATACGGTCCAAGGCTCTGAAGAACACGGCGATGGCGAAGAACCAGAACGTTAAGGCGATCAAGGAAGCCAATGCCCCGCAGGAAGCCCCTGTAGTACCGTCAGGGCCGTCGCCGGAAGAAACTGAGGCAAAGGTAGCAGAGATACATTCAAAGGCTCTCAGGAACCTCACAGCGGCACAGAAAGACGAAGCGGCAACAGAGGCGATAAAGCACCCGCCGAAGGTAGAAGAACCCAAGAAGGAAACTAAAAAGGAGGGAGCAGAATGAAACTTGATGAGTTCGATATTGGCGTTGAATTTGAGTGTGGAGGGGAGTTGTGGCGTTGTACCGATAAGGGTACAAGAATCATAGCGGCAATTTGCTTGAGTGACCACTTAGATGATTCTTCGTGGTTCAACGGCCCTCCTTATGCTGTATGCGAAGAGGTTTTTGATGAGGATGATTTTAAGATTTGCGTTATTCCCGACAAAGAGGTGTCCGAATGAGCCGTGAAACCCGTAAAGCCTTACTAACCCTCAAGTCCACCGTCAGGGAACACATGGCGACCAACCCCCTCTTTCGTTCTGAATTTCTGGAATGGATTGAGGGAATCAGGGAACCCCTTGTCAAGAATCTTATCCTTGAGAACAACGAGATCACCCGTGGTCAGATTCAGATGCTCGACAAGATCAAAGACGACTTGC